CCAGGCACAGATCCATGATCTAGCCCCTGGTGAATTCTACGTGAGTGGTGACTACTCTGCTGCGACCGATAATCTTGATCCCCGTCTGAGTGAGGCAGCCGCCCATGCAATCTGTGACACTGCACATTGGTCGGACGCGGTGCGTGAGGACTATATTAACTCCCTCACTAAGCACCTTCTCCTCAAACCAGAAGGCAAAGTCAAAACCAATCCTGATCCTATTACTACTGGCCTTCCCCAGAAATGGGGCCAGCTGATGGGTTCACCAACATCATTCCCAGTCCTTTGTATTGTCAACGCTGCCTTGACTCGCTACTCTATTGAGTTGCGTTCTGGCCGTGAAACTGCTCTTGAGGACTCTGGGATTTTGATAAATGGTGACGATATCGGGTTTACCACCGATCAGGTTGGTTATGAGTTGTGGAAGAAGGTTACCACATCAGGGGGCCTTGCTCCCTCCCCAGGCAAGAATTTTACTTCTACCCGCTTTCTCGTGCTTAATTCAACAATGCACGCTCGCGAGTGTGGTAGATGGCAGTACATCCCCTTCATTAACTATGGCATTCTTGCCGGTCGTCGTGAAGGCGGATCTAAGATTTCCGATCTGGCACTTTCATTGGTGCCCTCCGGTGATCCTCGTACTGTCGACCTCAGTGGTCTCGCAAGAGATCTCATTCGAGGCTTTCCTGAGGAGAAACAGGTTCAACTCCTGAAGCGTTTCCAGAACATTTGGAAACCGACTATCGAAAAGTTTGCCCCGCCAGGTATGTCCTATTATGCCCCCCAACATCTGGGTGGGTTGGGACTTCCCATGGTCGGTGGTTGGACCGGTGATCGTGAACGCTTCTCATTTCTCCAAAGACGTTTGGCATCCTACCTAGATAGCGACCAGGAGCGGCAACGCCGCCTCATGTCTGTCGCCTCCGTTGGTAGGAGTGATTCCTTTAGTCTCTGGAAGTTGACTCAGCCCAGTATTGAATCGACACTCTCTCATCTTGAGTGCTACTGGGTTAAGGGTAACGGTAACGGTAACGAGACCGCGCAGGAGGTTACCACCTCTTTGCTAGCACAAACATACAGGAGACCCG